CGGCCATCGCCTTTAACCAGGATATTGGTGGTTGGAACACGAGCTCCGTCACTAATATGGATTTTATGTTTTACAAAGCCACTATCTATGACCATTCTCTAACAACCTGGTGTGGGGACATCATTTTGACGCTACCTCATAACTTTCTCGTTGCGTCGTCGTTGGCTAATGTTGACATGCCTCCCTGGGGTGAAAGTACATATTGTTATGCGAGCACCCGTAAAGAACAGGGTTTAAAATATACATTGTCAACTTCAAGCGGTGTGCCAGGCAAACCAATGTTGTTATATTATGACAAGAATCGACCGCTTATAAATTATAAAGTAAAGAGAACGTATTTGGGAAAAGTAATCAAAGTATCCCATATTTCGTGGGCTCCTGGAAATAATGGATTTCCAAGAGGAAAGTCAGGGAATAGTGTTGGAAAAAACAGTTGCTAACTAGATACGGTTATTATTTGAATGGTCACAACTCTGAAACAGATGACCAGGACAATATAATTCGTCATGAATTTGAGGACTGATAATAATTTAGGAAGTTCCTCGCTTGGGATGAATGGTTATAAGATGCTTTTAATCAATTTGATAGCTTCATCCATATAAAATATTTTATGACGTGTATCTTTCGAATCTTGTTTTATTTGAGCAATAATATAATGTTCGACATCTTTGCTAATTTTTGGGATGTTTATTTTGGTTGTTGGTTCCATATAGGATAAATACATAAAACTTTTATATATATTTATTTTATAAGTATGGCAAGTATTTTAGATAAATTGAAAATAAAGCCTGTCCCCAAAAAAAGGAAGGCGGTTGAAATAAATGTGCCAGGAACCGAGATGCGTGAGGGCGTTGTTTTAACCACAAGAATGGAGGATAAGCGTGGTGAATCAAAAATAGACCGCGGAGCATTTATGGCAGATTTTAAAAATAATTTACCAGTCGCTGAGGCACAGGGGGATTCGTTAAAACCGATCTATGATTTAGAGCCAGCCCAACCAGTGGCTCAACCCAATGTGGTGACAGTAGCACCAACGCCTAAAAAAGCTGCTAAAAAACGAAGAAAAAAATTAGTCCTAATTCAAGAAGAAGAACCAGGTGAAGAAGAGACAAAGGCACCCGAAACCGTTGTAATAAAAAGGCATGGGAAAAGGAGGATTACGGCTCCGCCCATCACGACTGAGGATTTCAGTAAAGTAGTGATCGGGGACCAAATTATTCGGCGTCGTTTAGGTAAAAGACCTCCCCATGCTCTTATTCGGCGTTCAGAATATTATATGAACAATCGCAAGCAGTTTATTAATTTTGTTAATGCTATGTTCCAACCCTATAGTGCAGAATTGAAGGAAGAAGCAGAGAATGAGGCGAAATGCGATACAGCGGGTTCTAATGATTTTGAGCCGATGACACATCAAAAAATTATTAGGGATTATGTAAATATGTATACACCGTATCGTGGAGTAATGTTGTATCATGGTTTAGGGGCAGGCAAGACATGTAGTTCGATTATTGTTGCAGAAGGGTTGAAGGATAATAATCAGATAATCATTATGACACCAGCGTCGTTACGTGTTAATTATGTCGAGGAATTAAAAAAATGCGGCGATCACATATACCGTAAAAATCAATTTTGGGAGTTTATTAATACAAATGATAATCCCGACTTGTTACCAGTGTTGTCTGGAACCCTGGCTTTACCTCTTGATTTTATTCAACGGCAAGGCGGAGCATGGTTAGTAAATGTTAAGAAACCTTCTAATTTTGATTTGTTAACACCCGAACAAAGTCGTAGTATTGATGCTCAAATAAATAAAATGATTTTACAAAAATATAAATTTATTAACTATAATGGCATGAGGATGGATGGATGGAATCGTCTGGTTGATGATGGGGAAGGAGGTATAAAAAATCCGTTTGACAATGCAACGATTATTATAGATGAGGTGCATAATTTAATAAGTCGTATTGTTAATAAAATAGACCAAGAACACACACTTTCTTATAAAATTTACTCTAATTTAATGAATGCAAAAAATGCGCGTATAATATTACTAACAGGAACTCCAATCATTAATCAACCGAATGAGATAGCCATTGTATTTAATATTTTGCGCGGAAAGATAAAGACGTGGGTATTTAAATTGGATATTGTAACCACAAAAACGGTAGATAAAGAAACGATTTTGAGAATTCTTGGGCGTTCAAGAGGAACAAAACATATTTTTGATTATGTTGATTATAATTCCAGCACAACAACCTTACGCATTACGCGAAATCCAATAGGTTTTTATAATTCAAATATGATACCGTATGATGGTGTCCATTTACAACCCGATGGCAATATGTCAGATGGCGAATTTGTTGCGAATTTAACAAACACGTTAGCAAAACACAAGATTAATATTAAAAATTCGGCAACTCGCATTGAATTGTATAAGGCGCTTCCAGATAATAAGGAAGTATTTAATAACATGTTTATAGATGACAATTTCAATATTAAAAATGCGGATTTATTAAAAAGACGTATAATTGGATTAACCTCGTATTTTCGTGATATTGAAAAGCTTATGCCTGTGTATGACAGGAAGGAAAATTTCTATGAGATTAAAATAGAGATGAGTTCTTATCAATTCGGTGTGTATGAGCAAGCCCGTGTTGCTGAGCGAAAGTTGGAGTCAATGAATAAAAAGAAAAAAAAGAAAAAGCAAGGTAAAAACATGCAAGAACTTTATAATGATTCCATATCAAATTATCGTATTTTTTCGCGAATGTTTTGTAATTTTGTTTTTCCCAGGGATTCAAACATACAGCGCCCAATGCCAAATGATAATGATGATATAGAAACCGCCATAGACAATGGATTAGACGAAGACACGATTGATGATAATAAATTAGATGGATTAGAAGAGACAGACGAAGCATTAAGCGAGGAAAAGAAAGATTCCCCAGACCGTTCCACACCCGACCGCACATATGATGATAGGATTTATGCAGCGCTTGAATATTTATATGAGCATCGCGAGGAGTATTTAACACCAGAGGGGTTACAAATATACAGTCCCAAATTTTTAAATATATTGGAGAACGTTAGTGATCCAAATTATGCGGGTTCACATTTGATATATACACAATTTCGGAAGTTAGAGGGTATTGGTATATTACGATTGATATTAAAAACGAATGGTTTTGCTGAGTTTGACATTATAAAAAATAAGGGGACTGGAGAGTGGACATTAAACATTGCTGCCGAAGATATGGATAAACCAAAATTTGTGCTGTATACGGGAACGGAAACGGCTGAGAAGAAGGAATTAGTTAGAAATATATTTAATTCTAATTGGGGTAATTTGCAGCAAGGGTTGGTAAACGCGTTGCATGGATTGGGGGAAAATAATTTCATGGGTGGAATAATAAAGATTTTCATGATTACTGCTTCTGGTGCGGAGGGTATTTCTCTCAAGAATGTAAGATATGTTCATTTAACAGAACCCTATTGGCATCCAGTGCGTTTAGAGCAGGTAATAGGGCGAGCAAGAAGAATTTGTAGTCACAAGGATTTGCCCAAGGAATTACAAACGGTGGAAGTATTTTTATATTTAATGACTTTTACTGAGGCTCAGATGTCAGGGGATGAGGCACGTGAATTAAAGAAGCACGACAAGGGAAAAATAACACCCAGTCCATTAACGAGTGATGAGGCATTGTATGAAATATCTACAATAAAGGAGAACATTAATAAAAAGATATTAGTTGCAGTCAAGGAGTCTGCGATAGACTGTGCATTGCAGGACAATGCAAAGGAGGGATTACGTTGTTATGCCTTTTCTGAGGGCGATTCTGGTGATCCTTATTCGTATAAACCATCCTATGAAAATGAGGAATTAGATACAAGTGTGAGGATAAATAAAAAACAGATCACGTGGACCGCTGTGGAGATGAAATATAAGGGCGTGAAATATGCATTGAATCAAGAAACAAATATATTTTACACCTTGGCGAGTTATTTAGATCCTAGCGCGGAGTTAATAAGACGAGGTCGTCTTATTAAGAGGGAGGGTAAAAAGCCCAAGGTAGAATTAGATTAAACCGTAGGCGATGTAAGAAGCGAGGCACTAATCTTTGACAGTTCCTCGGTCATTTGTTGTTGTTGATATAAAAGTAAATCTAATTTTCGTATAATATCCTCATTATTATCACCAATATTGGTGGACTTTTTCAATTTTTTTAAAAAGTCTGGCGTGGTTACATCTGTGATTACATCTGTGGTTACATCTGTGATTACATCTGTGGTTACATCTGTGTCGGTAACTTCAAACGTGACATGTTTAGGTTGTGATTCATCAGGTGATGGGGGTAATTCTTTATTTATCCATTCTTGTGCCTTGGTTATATCAGTATTACCGATTACTTGATTAAAATCGGTGCGCCGTCGTTCAATCATGCTTTGTAGAGATTTGTCCATTTCCATTGGAGCATCTTCTACATCATCCTTAAAATTAATATCTTCTGGTTTTTTAAGTTTCATAATAGATTGCATTTCTTGTTCTTTTAATTGAACGCCGTGTTCAAAAGCTCTTAAACGTTCGTTGGTTATGTCTTTTGCAGTAATCATATTTAACATAGGAATATCGGGTCCATTATTCGTGTTGGGCGTTGCTGCTGGCGGGATCAGTGCTGTTGGCGTAGATTTCTGTGCAGAATATTTTATAATTTTATTAATAACAATAGATAATATTTCCTTATTTGAATTGACCAATGTTGAGGAAGCCGAAGGAACAAAATTGTTAATAATTTCATCAAACATATTTTTAACTTGTTGATGGTCATGTTGGTCTAAATTTTGGAACACACCTTGTTCATATAAAATATTCCAGAGAGTAGCCTTATTTTTAGAATTTTTAAAAATTTCGGACATTATTATTTATAGTTCAGTGATTTGTCTTAAAGTATTTTATCCTTAAAGTATTTTGTATTAAATGTCGGGATTAAAAAGTATTTTGCGATAATCTTTCATAAAGCTGTCTGTAATTTTTCGTTTTTTATAATATTCGGGAGTATGGTTATCCTTTAAAAGATTTATAATAAAATACAAAACATACATGCCGCATTCTGTGTTACTATTTTGGTGACGAAAAGGATAGTTTTCTGAAATATTCAATTCCATACCAATTTCCCTCCCCTGTTGTTGGATTCTTTTAGTCAATTCAGTAATTGGTTTTGGCATGGTATCACCATTACTGTCAAAATAAAATATATAATTTCTATGCAGGTTTATAAATAGGGCTACCCAATGTGAACCGTCTTTATAGTGCGGGTCTAAATTAAATACCATACCTATTTTATTAATGCCCTTGGTTATATAGGTTTGTAAACTAAAGCGACACAAGTCTTCCCAAACGCAAGTGCCATGTGATTTTTGACTGTCAAAATCAATAGGTGATGGTCCAATAAATGCAAAGCATGGATATATTTTTTCGTATTGTTTCATGACAAGGTTAATATCTGTACTATTTAACCATTCAAATGGATTTTTTTTTGTCCATTTAGATGACGGGGCGAAGGTATAGGATAAAAGGGTATCATCAAGATGTGACTTTACAAATTGTTGGTTTAACCAACAACGTTCGGATTTACAAATATTTTGCAAACGAAATTTTAGTGCTGTCCATATTTCCTTAGCATCATTTGTTTTTATAAGGTCATCAGGGTGCCTTTGTCCCCAAGCTACTTTTAATTTATGCAGTGATTCGTCATTATAACATGTATAATTTTTACTATTTAAGTTTGGAGCACAGTTAGATTTTTTTGTATAAGGAGTGATAATCTGTTTAGATTTAGATTTTTTTGAACGCGAGTGTTTTTTTGTTTTTCGTTTGGATTTATAATAAGATTTTCGTCGTGGTTTAACATCTCGCAATGAATGTTTTTTTTTTATACCCATTAATCTTAATATAGATTTATATTTTATTTATTTATTTTTTAATT